GCCGCTGCGGCTACGATTCCTGTTGGATCTTGTGCCATATTATTTTTTCTTTGGTGGGGCTGCGCGCTTAACAGCGTAAGCAATTGCCACGGCCTGCTTCACAGGCTTGCCAGCTTTGACTTCAGCCTTCACGTTTTTGCGAAAAGCTTCAGGTGATTTTGATTTAACCAGCGGCATGTTAACTCTCCGTGTGAAAAATGGCGTAGTTCAACTTAATTGCTTCGCTGTACGCATTGTTTGTCACGTTTTTAATTTCTATCGTGAACGAGCCGTCAGCAATAGCCGAAATAAAAGCGTTGTACGCACCCAAAGTACCGCCAGATGCAACGCTGACCACCACCACATCTCTGGTGCTGACTGTGCTGCAATTAACTACAAATACCCCGCTGGCGCTGGGAGCCAGTTGGGACGCCGCAGTGGTAATTTGACCAGAAGGCGTGTTAAGTGTTACCGCTGTGTTTTTATTGTTAGTTTGAGTTACCGTGCCAAAAGCGCTGGACGCATAACCAATCGTGCCAGTAGTAACGATGTCGGTGGCTTTGACAATATCGGCGTTGATGATGTTTTGATCTTCATACGCTACGCCGATTGGTTTGGTATTTGCCATTTATTTCTTCTTCGCAGTTTTAGCTGACTCTTTAAAAGCCTTGGCTGTAGGTGCGCCGGGGGTGCCGGGCTTACGCATCTTCTCTTTCGAGCCTGCGGCTATGCGTTCACGTTTTGCCGCGATATTTGCATAGAGTCCGGGCTTTTTCATGTTAGCACTTCCATCGTTTAAGGGCTGCTTTAGCGCGTTCGCCGTCTTTGGCGTTGGCCGCTACAGCGCCCATTCTTGCACAAAATGAATCCTTGCGGCCTTGGTCGGCTTTAGTCTTTGGATTGGGTGCTGGCGCTTTAAGGTTAGAGCCAGTTTCACGGTTGTACTTTTCACGGCCCTTGGCTGTCAAACCCGCGCCCTTGGACACTGGTAGTTTTTCACCACGACCGACAGATAATGAAACGCTTTTTTTCATGATCCCATCCAAGAAGTTGTAACTCCAGCGCTGCCAGAAAAAGACCGGCGCTTAACAGTCTCATTGTACTCACGATGCGACACAGGAAACGCAAACGTAACCGCTATCGCATCCGCTGCGTCTGGTGAGGCAAGACCGCGCGATTTCATGTCTTTTTTGGACTCCAAAAAGATTGTCCCACGTGAATCAGGCTTCATCATAGGCGAAATCAAATCTGTTTTCAAGAACCGATCATTAGGAATAGCAGCAGTTTTCAGCCATTCCCGCATATCGCCCCACATTTGAGCCCGCATATTACCGTACATAATCGGGTTTTTGGACTTATTGCCAAAGTTTACACCCTTGATCTTGTACCGCTGCTCTTTCAAACGGTCGACAATCCCGGCGCCAAGCCCACCTTCGTCGATAACCACCAGCGTTGGCTTAAATTCCTCAATAGCTTCGATCACATACCCCACCACCGTCATGGTGTCGTCGCCCCGATGCCGCATTATCTTGACAATATCACGCCCTTGCCTGACAGCTATCACTGTCGCGTCCGCACCAAACCGTGCGGGGTCTACGCCAATCACAATCGGCGCGCTCAAATCCTGATATTTCGCCCTGGCCATAGCGTCGTCCACTAAATTAGCCGAAATAAACTGATCATCGCCCGCGTTGGGAAACTGACCGTACACCTCAACGTGCGCCTGCGCTGAGTCTGGCCCATATTCATCAATAATGCGCTGATATACCGCCTTGTCGGTGCCCTCGACCGTGCGCGCGTCCACCACGCGGGTTGTCCAAAAGTCCCGTTTACTGTGGAAAGCCTCGTAAAAGTACCCCGTGTTGCGACGCGGGTTGCTAAAAGCCATCCAAAAGCGATTTGGCGTGTTTTCCGTAAAGAAACCGCCAGTCACCGCCCAAATCGAGTCGTCAATACCAGACGCCTCATCAAAAATCACCATTACACCGTCAAAGTTGTGCACACCTGCGTACGCATCGGGGTTCTCCGCTGACCACAGCCGTCCCTCGACACCCCAGTAGCGTGTGCCTTTTTTCAAATCGCGCTCAACTAGCTCAGTCAGCCACTTGGCGGGCATCACTCTTGTCGCCGACACCTCAAACCAGTGCGAGTTAAGCGCCATTGCCAGCCACTTTGTGATCTCGGCCCATGTGATACTGCGTAATTGAGACTCTGAGTTGGCCGACACAATGGTCGTCGAGCCGATCCGCGTGGTCATCATCCAGATCACCAACCAACTGACTAGCGCCGACTTGCCAATACCACGGCCAGACGATATGGCTTCTTGCAATACGCCAAAGTCCAGCTTGCCTTGGTTGCGCTTGATGTGTTCCGCAATATCCAACAACACCTCGCGCTGCCATTTGCGCGGGCCGGAGAAGTTTTCCAACGGCGTACCCTTGACGCCCCAGGGAAAGGTAAGCATCACAAACGCCAGCGGATTGTCTTTGATCTGTGGACTCCACAGTCTAGCCATCAGTTCCTGTTCATCTTCAGCGCTGTAGATGGTGCTCTGCATGTGTTGTTTCTAATGTTGGACTCGGTTCGTGGGCCAATACGTCAATGACGCGTGACTCTGCTTGGCGCAACGCGCCCAAGATTGATATGCGCTGGTCGACGTCAATGCTGATCGACTGCTTGGCCACCCAGCCGTGCGAGTGTTGCAGGATTGCCAGCGCCGCTTTGGCGTCGCCTTCTTTGGCCGCTTTGTGCAAGCACATCGACATTTCCAACTCGCCGTCAGCTTTTCCCTTAAGCGCCGCCATGTCTGCTATGGGGTCTAACTCACACAGTTGGCGGTACTCGGTCGGCAACATGCCGGAGGCCAGCGCCAGCGCGTCGCCTTTGAGGCCAAGCTTGGCAGCTTCGTAGATTTTATTTAACCGCGCTTCGGTTGCAACAACCTTGCGCGGCTCAAATGGAAGACTGTGAAACATGTGCGAATTGTAGGCCATGTGGGCAATTTAAAAAATAAAAAAAAAATTGTTCGTAAACCCTTCGCCACCGTCTGGCCCTGTCGTCGGCCCTGCCACCCCCTCCTAGGAATTCTTACAAAATCCTTACAGCCCGTAAGTTAGTGAGTGCTAACTAACATCACTAAGTTAGTGACTACTAACTTAATCGAAGTGAGTGCACACTAACTTAACCTGGCGAAGTGAGTGCACACTAACTTAGCTATGTTAGTGAGTGCTAACTTAGCTATGTTAGTAGCCACTAACCTATGGCCATACACTTATCAAAAACATAATGTAGGCAATGTAGGCAATATTGTCATATGGTTTCAGTCGCTGGCTAAACGTGATGCCATACCTAATTATTAGCTAATAAGTATTACATATATTTTTTGATTGTCTCAAATAAAACCAATGACAATATGACCCACAAATAGTAAAAAATCCAATGGATACAAGGCTTTTCCGTGGGTCATTTCGCGGCCGTGTAAACTGCCCACAACTTGCCCAACTTGCCCACACCGAATAGGGTAAACACCTATAAAATAATTGTTGACAAGTGCAAGGAAATGCCTTACATTCTATTTGTGCGCGCGATATTGCCCACACAATCAACTAAACGAAAGTACATCATGACCAAATCAGAGACACGCGAATTGCTAAAAATTATCGGTTACTTGGACGAATCTAATCTGCGCGGTATGGCCGCGCGCTCGCTGGCCACGTTGATCCGCAGCACGCGCGGCCGCAACACACGCGCCGAGCTTTTAGACTTTGCCCGCGTCAATCGTTTAAATGAACGTATCGAATTCAAAATCTAAACCCCGGCCCGGCGCGCAGCCGGGCCACCAAAATCAACTAACCTAAACGAAAGTAAAACCATGACAAAAATTCTAGGATATATCGCGTATGAAGGCCCGAGCGTTATCGATGGCGCGCCGATCGTCGTTATCATCAATAAAATCGACGGATCCGAAAACGTCAAAACCGGCGCCATTGTGCAAAGCTTTATTTTACGGTCCGATATCGCGCCGATCGACGCGCTCAACACCGGCGCGGATGAATCAATATGTGGGGATTGTGGCCACCGGCCATATCTTATTAAAACCGGTGAAAGTGACGAACCACCATGCTATGTCAACGTGGGCCGGTCCGTGCGATCGGTTTATGAAGCATATAAACGTGGCCGATACGTGAAGGCCGATCCGGCCACGATCGCGCGCGCGCTGGCAGGCAAAATAATCCGCTTGGGTACGTATGGGGATCCCTTTGCTGCGCCGGTGGCCATGTGGGCCAAAATCACACGATACGCGGCCGGGCACCGTGGGTATACACATCAATGGGCGCGCTCTGATTTTGACGTGGCCGCGTGGGCGCCCCTGGTCATGGCCAGCGCGGACAATATCGACCAGGCCGCGCGCGCTAACCTGCTCGGCATGCGGGTTTTTCGCGTGTCGATCGGTGTTGACGTACAGGCCGGTGAAGCTTCATGTCCTGCCAGCAAAGAAGCAGGCGCGCGCGCTACGTGCGCGAAATGTACGCTCTGCTCGGGCACGTCGATTAACGCGCGCGATATCGTTATTGCGGACCATGCCACCGGCCACGCGCGGCGCGTGATCAAGCTGGCCACGGTTTAATGCTCGACTGTATGCGGCCACACCGGCCGCATATGGGCGCGTATTTGCGTCAATCAACTACACGAAGGGTAAACCATGCAAAAACTAAAATTTAACGTCGGTGATAACGTGGCATTTGCGCGCCACGTGGTAAAGCGCTTAGGCCACGATAAACCCACGGCCGACGCGCGCGGCCATGTGGTGGCCGTTGACGGCCCGGTGGTGGCCGTTGACTTCGCGGGCACGTGGGCACCACACGAAAACGGTGGCACCGTGCGTTACGTGCCAGCGGGTAATTTGACCAAAATTATGTCGAATGGGGTGGTTTATGACTATTAAAACAATGATCGCAAAATATAAGGGTATCGACGCGCGCACGGGCGCGCCTATACGGCCCGGAGATGAAATACATTTCGACACGGCCACGCGTAAGGCTTGGCACACCGACGAAGATGATCGGCCACGCGGCCGGTACATTTCGGACGTTTTCCGCATCGGTGGCCACGAGTATTACCAAAACAAAAACGGCCGATGTATCGACGCGCCATGCTGCGGGTGCTGCACATGACGTACTACAAAACAAAAGCAGCGGCCCAAGCACTGGCCGACGAACTAACCTACCAGGATCGCGACGCGTGGCGGTATGAAGTGCATGGGGCCGCGCGCGGGTTTTACGTCGCGGTATTTGACGACGACGGCCACTTTTTGGGGAACCTATGAAAGATTATTTTGCTGCTTTGGTGATCGCGGCCGCGCTTTGCGCGCTGGCCTTGGAATATTTCGACGTTTTGATTAAATAAGGGGAAAATTATGAGAGTTATCACATTGGGAACTACACGTTACACCGTGCGCGATGATCGTACGGACATTATGGCCGCGCACGCTAAGTGCACCGGTAAACATAAGCGGGTGAAGTCTAAAGGGGCCGAAAAGCGCTTTTACCCGCCATACTGGGCCGAAACGTCAACGGCCGAATACGTGGCCGCATACGAAAAGTTGAATTCTAAAATTATGCCCTGGGACTGGCAGCCACTGCGCGCGGAACCATGCCTGGCCCCAGTGGGTGAGGATAGTATGTGGGAGGTCGACCATGCATCCGATATTTAAACAAGCGCTGG